AATATTGGGAAGGTAAAAATATTTATAATGAAATAGAAAAACTAGCAGACTCAGTAAGAAAATATATTAAGGAGAACAATGAGTAGTAGAATAACAAAGAAGAAAGTAAAAACTTTTTTAACATTAAGATTTAGAAAAGAACCAATGATGATGTATGATGATACACTAGATGTAGCAGTAGAAGTTATACAAGACTTTTTAAACTGTGATCCAATGGACATAGGCAAACTACAAAGTAATACATATAATACAATATATAACATAGAAAAGGAGATAGATGAAAGCAACAGTTAATTTTGAATGGAGAAGCATAGATGAACCTACATTTGAACCAGAAGAAATAATAAGAAAAGCATTATATGATGCTGGCTATAGTGTAGGTCATATATTTGTTCAAGGTGTATTTGATGAAGACAAAACTAAATTTTTTGGAGTAGATGGTGACAGACTACCTCACGAAGAAGTGGTTTGGAAACAACATGAAAGGATGACAAAATGATACCATATGAAATAGGAAAACAATTGATAGATAAAATAGAAAAAGAACTAGGTGGCAAAGCAAATGGTCATGAAGATTATCTTGAAGGTAAAGGTACACAGTTTTCTTTTGATTTAAATGGTAAGTCTTATAGTGTTGACTTATGGGATGAGGATATAATAAACGATGTTTGAGTTTAAGCACCCAGATTATTATAAAAAATTACGAAAGAACTTGACAAACAAAGACAACTATGATAAGGAGAATCATGATGAAAAAATACAAAGTAAGAATCTTCGGACTAGGAATAGACGCAAAGGCACTGATACCATTTCCATACGAACCAACACTAGAGATGATTGAGAATGCTGTTGCCGAATATTTAAACGAAGGACTCATGAAGATAGAAGTTGATGACTTCTTCGCAAAAGATAAATACACAATAACATACGAGGAAATGCCAGTTGAATTATAAACAACAGCTAGCAGTAATAGAAGGGCTATTCATTCCACCAGATACATCTGTTAGAATGGATTGTCCTTTTTGTTCTGGTAAGAATACTTTATCAGTTGATACATCAGCCAACAATCTTAGTTGGTATTGTTTTCATGCATCATGTAATGCCAAAGGTAAATATCAAGGAGAAAAAAATATGAACTATGTAACAGATACATTTAAACAGAAAGAAGAAATACAAAATTTAAAATTTGAAATGCCAGATAGTTTTACATCTGTATATTCAGATGAAAAAGCAATGAAGTACCTACATAAAAATAATTGTTGGGAAGCATGGAGTTGGGGTAGAGCCACAATAAAGTTTGACATAGCACAGAACAGAGTAGTCTTCTGTGTTAAAGACCCAGAGACAGATGAGATTGTAGGTGCAGTAGGTAGAGGATTAAATTCTAGAGTCTATCCTAAATGGTATATGTATGGTAACAAAGATGTACCATTTACTTGTGGGTTGACAGAACATAAGGAGGCTATACTTGTAGAAGACTGTGCCTCTGCTTGTGCAGTATCTAATGTACTAACTGGCATAGCTTTGATGGGTACATCATTAAAAGAATCTCATAAGAAACACTTGACACAATACAAAAAATTGTATATAGGGTTAGACAGAGATGCAACAACTAAATCATTTGCTATTGCTAATGAACTTAAATCTTATGGTATTAAGAATGTGCATGTTAAAACTTTAGAAGATGATTTAAAATACTATGGAACAAAGGAGATAGAGGAGATGTTTAATGACTGAAGAAATGATGAAAGAAATATTAGAGGATTGGAATAGTTGGAAGTATGACATCATAGAGTTAAATAATTCTACATGGAATACAAGAGATCAAAGTAAACTAGAAACCATAACAGCAATACTAGAAGAACAATTAGAATTGCAGAAAGCAATTAAAAGAAGATGATAGAAAAACAAATAATTAAATTAATGTTAGACAAAAAGTTCTATGCAGAATACAAAGGTCAAGTATCTCGTAATGTATTTCAAGGTAGCTTTGGTTCTTTGTATGATACAATACAAAAAGCACATGATAAGTATGATGCTGATATAAGTATTGATGAGTTATATTCTTTGCACACTACTGTATTTAATCCTGCACTAACACGAGCAGCGAAAGAACAGTTCAGTGAATTACTTGAAGATATAAAAGAAACACAAGAGCCATCAAAAGAAATAGCAGATGACATAATAAAAATATTAATTGAAAGAGATGTTGCACAGAAGATAGCAATCGAAGCTACAGAAATATTTAATGGTAAGCCTGCAGACTTTAATTTTATTACAAATTTAATTGAGAAACATAAGACAGGATTACCTACAGAAAAATTAGAGGCAGTAACAAATGATATTACTCAATTACTTGATGAGTTAAATGTTGTAAGTAAATGGCAATTTAATTTATCTGTACTAAAAAATAATATAGGTGGAATTGGTCCAGGCAATCTTATGATTGCATTTGCTAGACCAGAGACAGGTAAGACAGCATTTTGGGTGAGTCTTGTATCAGCACCATATGGATTTGCTGAACAAGGTGCAAAGGTACATGCATTTATAAATGAGGAACCTGCAGTGCGTACACAGATGAGAGCCATCAGTTGTTTTACTGGACTTAACAAAGAACAGATTGTAGATGATATTGAAACAGCACATGATGAATGGATTAAAATAAAAGATAATATTAAAATGATTGATACAGTTGATTGGTCTATGGATGATATTGATAGTCATTGTGAGAAACATAAACCAGATATTATTGTTATAGATCAGTTAGACAAAGTAAATATGAAAGGTACATATGCACGAACAGATGAAAAGCTACGAGCAATCTATACAAGTGCAAGAGAGATAGCAAAGAGAAGAGAATGTGTAGTCATTGCTATATCACAGGCATCAGCAGATGCACACAACAGAGATCATATATCATTTGATATGATGGAGAACTCTAAAACAGGTAAGGCAGCTGAAGCAGATTTAATTATTGGTATTGGTAATAGAGCATCTAATGATCCTACTAATAACAGTAGAGTATTAAACATAAGTAAAAATAAAATAACAGGTTGGCATGGAGATCCATCTTGCTTGTTAGATAAATATATAAGTAGATTTACAGATTAACGGAAAGGTAAATATGATAACAACAATAGATGTAGAAACATCATATCAAAAAACAGAGGCAGGTGGCTTTGATCCATCACCATTTAATCCTAATAACATATTGGTTAGTGTAGGAATTAATGATGAATACTATTTTACTAACCATAGTGAAAGAGTTGATGAAGGATGCTTTCATAAGATACAGAAGATACTAGATGAAACTAAAATACTTATAGGTCATAACATTAAGTTTGATTTAAGTTGGTTACTTGAGGCAGGATTTACTTACACAGGTAATGTATATGATACAATGATAGCAGAGTATGTACTTAATCGTGGTGTAAGAAAAAGTTTAACATTACTTATGTGTTGTCAAAGAAGAAAACTAGATGCTAAAGATGATGCAGTAAAAGAATATATGGATAGAGGTGTATCATTTGAGAATATACCTGCAGAAATTGTAGAGCAGTATGGTAAGATAGATGTAGCTATTACTAGACAGTTGTTTGATTCACAAATGGCAGACTTAAGAACAGATAAACATAAAGGTTTGTTAAAGACAATTAAAGTTATGAATGAGTTTTTAATTGTGCTTACTGATATGGAACGTAATGGTATCAATGTAAACTTAGATGATCTTAAGCAAGTAGAAAAAGAATACAGAGCAGAGTTTGCATATCTAAAACAAAAGATAGATAAGATTGTATATGAAAAGATGGGAGATACTAAGATTAATTTAGGTAGTCCAGAACAATTATCATGGTTAATCTATTCTAAAAAACCTAAAGATAAAAATCAGTGGGCTAAGATATTTAATACAGGTGTAGATAAATTTACAAAGAAGAATAAAAAAAGACCTAAGTTTTCTTTTGCACAATTTAGAACATTAGTAGCTAATAACTCTGAGCCTATATATAGAACTATGGCTAGTCAATGTTTACATTGTGCAGGTAAAGGTGTAATAAGAAAAGTTAAAGTTGATGGCACACCTTATAAAAAATATAGTAAGTGTGATGATTGTCATGGTGAAGGATTTACATATGCTAACATGGCTAAACTTGCAGGATTTAATCAAAGACCTAGAAGTGTATATGATGTATCAGACTCTGGATTTAAAACAGATAGACTTACATTAAATAAAATTGCAGGAGAAGCTGAAGGAGAGTTCAGAGAATTTATTGATGCTATACTTAGACACAATGCTATCTCTACATACTTAAATACTTTTGTAGAAGGATTACAAAACTTTACAAATGATAATGGTTTGCTACATCCTAAGTTTATGCAAGCAGTTACAGCAACAGGAAGATTATCTAGTCGTGATCCTAACTTCCAAAACCAACCTAGGGGTGGTACGTTTCCAATACGTAAAGTTATACAATCTAGATTTAAAGGTGGGCAGATTATAGAAGTAGACTTTGCACAACTAGAGTTTAGAACTGCAGTATTTCTTGCACAAGATAAACAAGGTATGGAAGATATAAAAAATAATATAGATGTACATAAATTTACTGCTGATATTATAGGTGTGTCTAGGCAAGATGCAAAGGCACATACATTTAAACCTTTGTATGGTGGTACAACTGGTACAGATGCTGAGAAAAAATACTATAAAACATTTGCAGAAAAATATAAAGGTATAACTAGATGGCATGATGAATTACAAAGTCAAGCTATAACTTATAAAAGAGTTAAGCTACCTACAGGTAGAGAGTATTCGTTTCCATATGCAGAACGTATGCCTTGGGGTGGATCTAGTTATGGTACTCAAATAAAAAATTATCCTGTGCAAGGTTTAGCTACTGCTGACATTGTGCCTTTGGCTTGTATAAAAATATATGAGTTAATGAAAAAAGAAAAGGTAAAGAGTTTACTTATTAACACAGTTCACGATTCTATTGTGGCTGATGTTTATCCTGGAGAAGAAGCTGTAATGAGTAAGATATTTGACGAGGGTACAGCATCTGTAATACCTGCTATGCAAGAGTATTATGGAATAAACTTTAATGTTCCACTTGACACAGAGATCAAAATGGGATATGATTGGTTAAATATGAAGGAGGTCACAAATGACACAAACTAATCTAATACTAAAGATGGTGAGGTTTAGCCACATTAAACCACTAATAACAATTGAGTTAGTTATGGATAACTACAGCGATGCTTTAGATATATCTGATAAACTTAATGATATTGCTAAAGCAAAAGATGAAAGCACAACATCTTATTTTGTGCAAACAATTGATATACCAGTCTTGACTAAAGAAGTCTACGATGATGACAGTATACCATTTTAATATAGGAGTAATATGTCAATACCTTTACTAGACAAAGAGTTGTGGGAAGATTATGCTGATGATGAGCAAGAAGAAGCTTATGATATGCTACAAGATTTAAAAGCACAGTGTGATGCTAAACCCACAATGTTGTATATAAATGAACATGAAGAACTACAAAGTTATTTAATGTGGTTTGCTCGTTTGGAAGATTTATCTTACGAGATTACTGAAGGAGAGACTAAAGTATGCTAGAAACTATACTTGGATGTGCTATTGTGTATGTGTTAGTAGGATTTTTTATTAATGAAATATTTTAAAATAACACTTGACAAATTAGTAGAAATGTGGTATAAGCAAATTAATAATCAAGGAGGTTATTATGGATAATAACATAACAAATATAAATGAAATGTCTCAAGAGCAAATTATGGAAGCTATTGGGCAAGACGATGGTTCAAGTAAAGGAGTAAATATTCCTAGACTTGGAATCAACAGATCACCAGAAGATGATGAGGGTAATCAATTACCTGTTGGTAATTTATTTACCTTTGATTCTAATGTAGGTCAGAATGTATATGGTAAGCCAGTTACATTTAGACCATTCATAAGTGCAATGCAATACATGCACTATGATCCAGATAAATCTGAGTATGTAAACAGATCTATTATTTTCAAGAATTGGAAAGAAGAAGCTGTAGATATACTTGGTGGTACAAAATGTGGTAAGGTTCCTTTTAAAGATAGGGAATCTTTAACACCAGAACAACTAGCAGAACAAAGAACAATAAGATGTTATAGATTATTGTATGGTCTGTTATCATTTAAAGGAGTAAAAGCAAATGGCGAAGAACACACTGTTTCTAATCTGCCTGCTCTATGGAGGGTTACAGGTACAGCATTTGCTCCAGTTGGCTCTGCGTTAGATCAGATTACTAAACGTAAAAAACTTATGTTTACTACTACATTATCAGTAGATACTAAGAGACAGAAAAAAGGTGGTAATGTTTATTACACACCAGAGATTGCTGTCAATGCTGATGCTGGTTTAGAGATGTCAAAAGAAGATATGGAAACTCTTGGAGTATTTCAAGAAGTTATCACTAAAGAAAATACAGAAGTGATAGATCTATATAAGTCTGCTAAGAAGAGCAACTACGATTCATCTGATAAAGATATGAAGAAAGTTGTGGATCAAGTTGAAGATCCTGTAGATGTGTTGGCATCATAATGAACGATATACTTCTAAAAGTTCAAACGTATCTAGATAAATCTAATAAAGAATCTATTGATGTATCTGATACACTAGTAGAAGAGTTTGGTGAGGCATGTAAAAGTGCCTTACGCAAACAGTTCTCTGAGCAAAGACGAGAGGGCTTTAAACCAAGAATGTCAAGTATAGGTAGACCATTATGCCAATTGCAGATGGAGGCAAAGAATGTAAAGGGTGAAGGTCAACCATACAATGTAAAGATGAGAAATACTTTTGGAGATCTTGTTGAGGCATTGGCTATATTTGTAATGAAATCAGCAGGAGTAGAAGTAAAAGATGAGCAGAAAAAAGTTAAACTTAAATTTAAAGAATCAGAAATTGAAGGCAGGCTTGATGTTAAGATTGATGAGAAAGTGTGGGATATTAAAAGTGCGTCACCATATTCATTCGATAAAAAGTTTGGAAGTGGGTTTGAAGAAGTTGCAAGAGACGATGCGTTTGGATATGTACCTCAAGGATATCTTTATAGTGAAAGTGAGAAGATGCCTTTTGGTGGATGGATTGTAATTAATAAATCTACAGGTGAGTGGACAGTATGTGAAACTCCTATAGATGACAATGAATACAGAGTTAAAGCGTTAGCTAGTGCAGAAGAAAACATAACAGCTATTGAAAATAAAGTACCATTTAAAAGATGCTTTAAAGATATAGAAGAAACATTCCGTACTAAGAAAACAGGTAATAAAGTTTTGGGCATGGCTTGTACATTTTGCCCATACAAGCTTCCTTGTTGGGGAAGTAAATTGCAATTGTTACCACAACAACAATCGCAAGGCAAGAACCCTAAGTGGGTTTGGTACACTGAAGTAAACAATCCTAAGAAAGAGGAAACTTTTGAATAGAGATTGTAACTTTAACTGGGTGGGGAGTAGTTTTGAGGGGTCTATTTTCCACCCTTGTACTTATGATGCTATACTTTGTATTATATAAAAATAAAAAAGATAAGGACTACAAAATGTTTACAAATGTTTTATTTGGTAATGAAAAGAGTGCAGAAGAATTTGGTAGAAAAAGTATGAAGAGAGGATTTGAACATAAGGTAGTTGAGTATAATGATGACAACTATAAAAGGTATTGGTACAAATGAGAAAGAAAAAGTTCGATGCAGAAAATGCAATAAAAGTTTTAGTTACACCTTGGGATAAAGGCTTTACCTGTGGAATAGTTATGGATAGTAAAGCCGCAATGACAACAGAACAGTATGAGTTATGTTCTACTATTGCAAGAGGCATGATTAAAATGGCAACATCAGACCCTCAGACTACATTTATGTATGGACTACGTGGGTTTGCAGACGATAAGAAAGATAACAAAAAAGATCTAGCTATTAATTCTGTAGCTGAATTTGATAGTGAAGATAATGTTATTGATTTTATTGAATATTTAAAAAACAAACGTGATAAGGAGTTAAACTAATGGCAACACACTTAGTTATAGGAGACCCTCATTGTACTCCAAAGGCAAGCAATGACAGATTTTTATGGGCAGGTAAACTAGCACATGATCTGAAACCAAATACCATAGTATGCATGGGTGACTTTGCAAGTATGGATTCACTATCTAGTTATGATAAAGGTAAGAAATCATTTGAAGGTAGAAGATATAAGAAAGATATAGACCATGTTCATGATGCATTGGAAAAATTTAACAAAGGTCTCAATGGGAGACGATCAAGAAAAATCATGTTACTTGGTAATCACGAAGATAGGATAGATAGAACAGTAGATGACATACCAGAACTTGAAGGAACAATTAGTACAGACGATTTTAAATTTGAAAAGTTTGGTTGGGAAGTACATGAGTACCAGAAGCCCGTTGTTGTGGATGGTGTATATTATTGCCACAATTACCCTACTGGTGTCATGGGCAAGCCTATCAGTGGTGACAATGTGGCTCGTTCTCTACTCTTAAAAAATAAAGTATCTTCTACTGTAGGTCACATACATACATTTGATTATGCTATGTGTGCTTTACCATCTGGTAAAAAACTTATGGGATTATCTGCAGGATGTTACTTGCATCACAAAGAAAACTATGCTAAAGCTACACAGCAAATGTGGTGGAGTGGGCTTGTAGTTAAACGTAATGTAGATAAAGGGGAGTATGATCTTGAGATGATTGAGTATAATACAGTAAGGAGAAAGTATGGTAAAAGATAAACGTGTCTATCTAAAGAAGATAGATCATAGTAATGATATATCATATGAGAATGAAGTGCAGTTTGATAATGTAAATTCACCTGCACATTATAAACATGGTAAGAAAGAAACTATAGATGTTATTCGTGATTGTATGGAGAATGATGAATATCATGGGTACTTAAAAGGCAATGTCTTGAAGTATGTTTCAAGATATAAATTTAAAGGAGAGCCATTGCAAGATTTAGAAAAGGCACAATGGTATTTAAATAGACTAATAAAGGAGGTCAAAGATGGGGCAAGTTAAACAAGCAATAATAGAAGTAGAAGATTTTGTAGCAGGATGTCTAAAGCAAGGTCGTACTCTAAATCAAACAATAAGAGATGCAAAGGAATCTGTACAGGCTAAGTTCAATCCTTACTTAGATGATGCTGATCTTATTGAGGATAAGTATTATCAATTTAGGGGGCAGGAATGAGAGACGAGTTTCTAGATGCATTGCACGATAAGTATACAGCAGAGATATCTGATGCTAAAGCTAAAGCTAATGTGTATTTAAATAATCCTGTTGCAATTGGTGAGCACCCACAATTTACAGAAGAGTTAGACAAACTAATAAACATTATATCTACTGCTGAAGAAAATATAAAAACAATACATAAACAATTTGGAGAACACAATGAGTAAAGAGAAAGGAGAAAATAGTTTAGGATCTAGAACTTATTTAATAGATTCTATGCAACTACAAGATATAATGAAATATCTTATGACTAGACCATATGGAGAAGTGGCAAATCTTATGGCTATGTTAGCAAGATTAAATCAACTAGATCCAAAGATTGGTGCAGACTTTGTTAAGAAGCCATTGGAGGATACCAATGCAAAAAAATAATGTAAGCAAACATACGGGTTTACTATTTGAATTAAAGATTGGATTAAATAAAGACAATGCTATTGTAATTGACTATGGAGGAAAGCCAGTGGGTAAAATAAGAGAAGCTTTAAAAGACTACAAGTACCAAGCTAATTTATGTGCAGCTATTATTAATCATGCAAACTCTACTGGTAAAAAACTAGAAGATGATATTAAACAGATGATACAAAAAATTTAACACCAAAAAAAAAGGCTCCCTAAAAGGAGCCCTTATGTTGCCTGCTGGGGGAAGTTAACGCTTCCCCTTTTTTATTTCTTAGCTATTGTATTTTTATTTATACCTTTCTTTATCATGTAGTTTTGAGTACCATTAGCACCTGTCTCTACTTCTTTCTTTAAATGTATAAATAGTTCTCTTTGTTTCTTATCTTTATTTTGTTTAACTACATAAGCATCAATAAGTTTTGTATCTCTCATTTGCTACCACCAACATAACCACCAATAACTCCAATTAATCCTGTAACTGACATCTTCATTAATGTAATTACACTTTCATCTACTGGTCTATTCTCTTGTAAAGCTACCCAATAATCACCTACAATAATAACACCAAGAAGTATTAACACACCACTTGTTATTAATAATATTACTATGTCTTTAAAATTTTTAATCATTAACAATTCCATGCTCTTAAAGCTTTATTAATTCTACTTTGTGGATCATTAGCAGTTTTTTTTGAAGTAAGTTTCTTTTTCATACCTCTCATACGTGCACAAAAACTAGCTCTACGTTTATTACCAACTTCTTTACTAGGTGCTTGTAAGTTACCACCTGTTTCTTTGTTATAGCTATCACGACCTTTTTGATTTAATCCACCAGAAGGATTCTTACCTTCTTTTCTAGTCCATGCTTTTGTTTTAACTGCTCCTGCCATTATACAAAACTCCTATATTTTTTTACCTTACTTGCTATACTCTTAGGTTGTTTAACAAATTGTTTACCTGCTGCTGTACCTTTTCTTTTAGCTGCAGTTGTAGCAGCATACTCAGAAGATGATAAAGATTTTATAGCCTTACTTGGTAAGTATCTTTCGCCTGTCTTACTTGATGGCTTACCAGATTTTGTTCTCCACTTCTGATCTCCCCAAGCTTTAAGCGATCTTTGACTTTTTGCTAATGCCATTTTTTTTCTTTCCTTTATTAATCTTTGCTAATATTTTAAAATCTTGTTTATCTAATTTATTATTTTTATTAAAATCTAATTTTCTTTGTTTACCTACAATTCTAGCCATGTCTATATTTCTCTCTCCAATAATTTTTTCTTTCAAGTAATCTAATTTTATATTCTAGATCACTTATACCCAAAACTTTTTTAATAAAGTTTATCACGATTTGTATCCACCACCTGCTTTCTTATAAGCTTTAGCTAGTGCTTGTGCTTTTCTAGCTGACCATTTACCTGCGGCTGTGCCATGAGTATTTGCAGCTTTAATTCTATTAAAGATTTGTTTTCTTTTAGTAGGCTGAGTATAATTATTTGCTTTATTTACTGTCATCTTTTAACTCCGTATATTTATAATCGTAGCTACCTTCTTCGTGTTCATCAGTGATCCACTTAGATGTAGTTTCTACAGACCATATGTTAGTATTTACTAGTCTATTTATAAGGGGTTTTGAAGGATCTGCTGCCATTGATGGGTCAAAGATCCTTAGTCTATTGTTGGGTTGTATTGCGTAATTACCATCATCTAGTTCAATTACATGACCACACTTATGTTGATCTGGTTTCTCTGCATAGCCATAATTTAATTCGTTATAGTCTCCTGCAGACCAATCAATTGTAAATAAATAAACACCTTCTCTATCTACCTTACGTCTTGATATATATTTCATTTTACAACCTGCCATTTGGTAGAAAGTTGTAACACTTACATTGTAACTAAATGAATCCCATAAACATAACTCGTCTAAAGGTAATTCTTTTGTTCCTGGTTTTTTACAAAATGCTGATATAGGTGCTCTCCACCATATACCTCCATCTGTCATCATAAAATGAAACAGTGGTACTTGTTTAGGTATTGATGTAAAACCAAATACCACGCATTCAAAGTATTTATCGTGTGAATCTTTTTGATCTCTTAAGTAGTTACCTCTAACATAACATTCTATTACAGGTATATTTGCATTTAAGTAAGCCATTCTGTATAATCCTTTCCGTTATATAATAATGATTGTTTTCTATTTTCTTCTTTACTATATGAGCAATGCACCCATCCACTTGAAGGGTCATCTGGATTATAGAACTCTAGTATAAGCTGATCAAACACTAGGTTATTTTTAATGTACTTTGCTAATTCTTTATTGTCGACTCCAAAACATTCGAAGTCTGCCGCCTCACCTTTTGCATGCTGTGAATTTTCTGAACTACCTATAGCTAGGCAAAGTTCTTTACTACGATACCCACTAGAGATTGCAATTGGTTTGCCAAAATGCCTACGTGTAGGTTCTAAAACTTGTACTGCCAGTTCTGTTAAATTTTCTACATGCTCTGGAGTAGGTTTATTATCAATACCTTTACGTAATGCTGTTTGAGAAGCTGTTAATTCTCTCAAACTAAAATGTCCACTAAGCTGCATTAGTTTGCTAGTGGGTTAGATGTTTTAACTTTAATTTCTTCTATCTGTATTTTTAATAATTCAATTTCTTTTTTATTAATTTCAATTGAAGTATGACCATGTTGAGTATCATGGGTATGAGAAGTATCTGCAGTTTCTAATGCACCTACTTTCTCTTCAAGTACTGCTATTTCTGCAGACCAATCTTTACCACCTGATGCACCTTCTAATGCATCTAGTTTAGTTACAATCTCTCCATATTTTACAAAGCCACCACCTATTGCAGCAATGACTCCAAGTAATGCAGCTACACCTGCTAATTGATTTTTTATTTTATCCATTTTTTAATGCCTCTAGTTCAATTATTAATAATTGTTTTTTAGTTTCTATATCTCTTAGTTTACTTTCCATAATTACTACAGGATCATTAGCTATATAATTGTTTAAACTAACATCAGTATATAACTGTCTCATGTCCTCTATTTGTAACTGGTCCATATAGATATCTTTACTTTTGTAGAAGGGTATGTCATAAGAATCAAGAGATGCCTGTTCACTCATCATAGCATCTAGCTTAATAATATTCTTAATTTGTAAATTCTTTGATATATCTTTAATGTCTTTATCTACTTTATCCATAACTTTTACTAAGTTATTTCGGATTGCTTTTTTCTGTTGTATATCTTTTTGTTTGGCAAGCTTCTTGCTTTGAACAGTGGACTTCTTAGCAACCTTGCTAGTAGATTTCTTTTCTTTAATTTTTTCTTTTGATTCATTGTTTGGTTGTGCCATTTCTTTTGACTCCTCTTCTGTTGTTGATTCTTCAATTACTTCTTCTCTTTCTTCTGCAGGAGCACTAGCCATTTCTTTTGGCTCTTCTTCAATCATCTCCTCTTCTTTCATAGTAGGTTCTTCATCTACCATTTCTTCTTCCATTGCTGGTTCTTCTTCAGGAGGGGGTAAAAAACTAGATATTAACTCATTTGTTTCTTCAATAATTTCTTCTTCTGGCATACTAGCAAACATAGGCGTATCCATTGAGTTATCTTTTACAACTTCTTCTTTCATTTCCATAACAATCTCTTCTTCAAAAAACTCTTGTTCAAACTCTGGCTCTTCCATTGCTACCATTTCAAAGTTTTCTTCAGGTGCTTTCATGTCAATTAATTCTGGTTCAGGTAAAAATATAACCTCTTGTTCTAAATTAATATCTTCTTCAATATTAAGATCTTCAAATATATTTTCTATTTCTTCTTGAATAGAGTAGTCTAATGGTTTTGATTCATAGGTTACAGTAAGAGATGGCTCTTTAAGATCAACTGACCAATGTCCAGAACTAGTACTAGTGTCTGAAAAATCATATCTTACATTAAGATTATAATCTGTTTGAGTATTTCTAGATATAGAAAGTGTATCAATACCAGTATTATAACTACCACAATTATTATACCCACAGCCAGTAGAATCATATTTTCTTATCTGGGTTGTGGTCTCACCATCTGATCCTGTTATTGTAACTGTAGATTGTACAGTAGAATCGTAGTTATTCCAGTGCCAATATTTAAAAGAATGTGTTGTAGTATATCCATCTTGTATCTGTGCTTCTGTAAGATTTGCATCATTAGATAAACTAACATTATCTGATTGTATATACTCACCATCTTCTGCAGCTATAATAGTAGATCCATGCCTACCATCAGCAGTACCAGACCAAGATCCATTATCAAAGTTCTGATCTAATAAATTATTTGTTGTAACTTCTTCAGCTTTTAAACCAACAGAGTTTGCAAACCAAGATAATAATAGCCATAATAAAGCACCTAATATAATTAAATATTTCATTGATTAGCTAGCCTATCCATGTGTGCATATATACGACCAAAGACTTTATCTAATGATAGTAATTCTTGTTGCATCATAGCTACAATTGTTTGTAATTCTATAAGAGTAATTAAAACCCATGTGCTAAGTCCCATGAGTATTGTTCCCAACAAAGCAATTAGTGCTGTGTTAGTTTTCCTAGTCATTTAATTCTTTTTTTTCTTAATATCTTAACTCTAGAATGCCAGCACCATTCTGTTAATTTAATTGCATAAGTTTCTATACATGATATTGTACTATCTAACTTACCAAAAAAATTATATATAAATCTATCTATCATTTAGGATCTTTCCATTCTATTTTCTTTTTATCTTTAGCTTCTTCTTTTATTTTAGCTTTGTCCATAGCTTCTAATTCTTTTGTCATTTGTTTCTGTGCTTCTAGGTCAGCTTTTTCTCTGTCCTTCATACGTTTAACATATGTAGTATAGTCTGGTCTTTCATGGTCATACTTAGACCACAATGCTTTTGCATCTTTACCAATTTTACCATCAATAGGACATGGTGTACCTGCTTGAATCATAGACTCAAATACTCTTTCATCCTGACAAAGTATTGCAACTGCTGCAACCTTCATACCAAAGTCATTAAGTATTCTAGCTAACTTTAATCTTTCACAATTTTTATCAACAGTATGCTTACCACCACTAATACCAATACCAAATGTTTGTACACCTGCAGATATACCTACTGCACATACATCTTGTGTCATACTATTGTATGATGGTGCAGATGCTGAAGGTGGTGCTGATTTAATATTAGAATTACTTGTAGAATTTGTAGTAGTGTTAGACGAACTACCAGATTGATATGTTGTGGTAGCACTAGATGTGTAACCACCATCAATGCTAGTGTTAGACCCACTGACATTTGTTTGTGTTTCATCTGCCATGGCAAATGATGTAAATAGTAATAATAATATTGAGAGGTATTTCATGTTAAGTTGTTCCTTGTGGACTACAAGCAAAGCTTGTATATAGTTTTTTTTCTTCAAATTCTTGTATTGAAAAAGCTTTTAGTATTTTTAATGACTCTTCATAGCCTGCCATAGTACAGTCTCTAAAAGAATTATAGTAAATATTATTTTGTACTGGAGGCATACAGCTTCCATACGATTGACTACATAGTGCAAGTACTAATATAAACTTCACTGTGCTACTAACATAGCAAATGCTACAAACAATATAATCAATGCTCCTGTAAAATAATAGTTCATACTAATCTCCATATTATTTTTTATTATTCTTAAATATCTGAGTGCCTTTTATACCATAAATACTAGCCACGACAAGAATCCATAAATTGGTAAACCAACTTGGCAGCTGTTGAAATTGCTCAAAGAACTCTTTTATCTTTGCAGATGCTCCAGGATCGTCTGAGAAGACTCCGTACGCAATGACTAAAATTGGCAGCGTTAATACGACCAAAACGAACTCGTCTTTCCAGTCCGATTGCCTAGCCTCAAGCAACTTGCCTTGATACTCTGTTTCCCCACGAGCCATCTTCGCAGCCTGCGTGGCTTGAGCATCAGCCATAAGCATCTTAGTTTCTTGTTTCTTTTTATATATGTGAGTACCAGCATTTAATGCTAACTTAATTGCACTTAACCACATACTATAATATTATAGCACCCAATACAAAACCTGCAACTGCAGAAATGACGCAGTGGCTATGGTTCATCCATAGGCTTTCTATCTTACTTCCGTGATAAAATTTTTGTTTTAGTTTAGTTATCATATTATCTCCTTGTTACGTATTAAAATAATTATATATACCACCTATCATACTTGCAACTACAAGTAGTACCCAGACGGCTCCTTTACCTTTGTTAATGTCAGCTCTTAAATGTTTAGTCTCAGTTCTAAGTTCTTTTATTTCTTTTACTAAGAAATCTATTTTTACTTCTGTAGCTGATTTTCTAGGCATTAATTTTTATTCTCCCTAGGGTTAGACTTAACAGCATTCTCAGCTGTACCTAGGAATATACTTCCTAGCCCAAATGTTTTATCAAATATAAATTCTATTTCCATGTCCGATAGATAGTCTATTGTTTGTTTTAATAATTCGTTTTCACTTTGAATTAATATACTTATCATTTCTTTTTTCTCTTCTGCTGTAAATGGTGATGTCAGTATATCGTTTCTATTAGCTCTTGACTTTATTAATTGTGTTTGTATTTGTTTTAATACAGGTGATATTTTTGAAAAAGCTATTACCTCTTCTTCTAATCCAGATTCTTTACCTTCATCTAGTTTTTCTTCTATTCTGCCAAATAAACCTATTAGTCTAGATGAGTGTATCTTTGATGTATCCATTTGAGTAAAATCAATTTGTTTTAATTTTTTAGCTTTAGCTATTAACTCTGACCATTCTTTATGATATTGTGAATTTTTTATAGGTCCTGCTACTTTAAATCTTCTTGTAACAATACTAAATGCATTTTTAAAACTAGAAAAATCTGCCTCATCTTCACGTTTAGCCATAGTCTCACCCTCTAATTCTGATCTTTTAAATCTACTATTTAAAATATCTACAGGATATTGTAACATACCTGTAAGATAAGCACCTAATAGATAATCAACTTCTATAGGCGTAAGAATAGGAGTATCTACTGTACCTTCTTTTCTTCTAGTTATAAAAGATGCAATATTACCAGATAATGTAGACATAAATTTTGCTATTTCTCTAGTGCTTCCTCTAGCTTGTAGTTCATCAAGTCTTTGTAATTCATATATACCAATTACAGGTGCACCTGAATATAAATTTTTATTTGCCATCATTTCTATAAATGGTCTAAATGCTGTAGGTATAGGTAAACCTGGTGTTATCTGACTAAATGATTCTGCAACATATTGTTTAACTACACCACTACTATTTTTATACATTCCATCAATTAAACCTTCTGCAACGTTTGCAAATATACCTAAGTCATATGGTTTTGGAATTAAATAAAAAGGTAAATCTTTATCTAGTACACGTTTACCATTATCATCAGTAGTATAATTAGGTATTAAATAATTTAATTGTTTAACTTGGCTAGGTACTTTAGAGTATTCTGGGTGTTGTGAATTTAAATGATATAGAGCAATAGAAGGTGATACAATAGTAGCTGTAACTAATGCTGCAGCTCTTGCTGGTTGCTCACCAAATGTTCTACCTGTTCTATATAAACCTTGTAGACTAGCATTTAAAAACATTGTGTTTCTATTTATTGCATTTAATAGTGCATTAGATCCACGCATACCAAAGTCTGTTGCAACTTCTCTACCTGCAAATGCAGCACCAATTTCACTAAATCCTGCAGATCTTGCTAATTGGTATTCACCTAAACGAGTTGCATACTCAGCTGATTGTACTAAATTTTTATATTGTCTCCAACCAAATGTAGCAAACTTTCTACCTGGTCCAAACATTTTACTTAAGTATCCAGTATAATAATTTGTAAGAGTATTATCTGCATTAAATCTAGATCCTTGCTCAACCATTTTAGCAAGATTCTTAGGCTGTAATGCTTCTGTTTCTGCTCTAGAAGAATAACCCATACCATTTATAAGTGCTTCTTTAAACTGTTGAGTCTGTCTTACTGCACCTATGTACCCTTTTACTGTAGTAAATCCTGGAATGTAACCAACTTTATTTGGTAGTGCTCTACTTCCTATACCAAATGCAGAGTTAATTGTACCTGCAAGTGTATCTCTAATAACGTTAAATGCTACAAATGGTGGTGAATAAGTAATTGCTTGTGCGGCTATTCTAGCATATCTAGAAAATATACCAGTCTCTCCAAACATTTTTATTAATCTATTTCCTCCAGCTTCTCCTAGTCCTTTAAATATTTCTGCTAAGTTAGGATTAGTAATTTCATACATCTCCTGTTTACCATTACGAAATACAATATCTATAATAGGTGAGTTTGGGTTATTAGGATTTTCTTTAAATGTATTTGAAAAAGTTACAATATCTACTCTATCTGGTTTATTTTTTATTGTAAATTTAGAGCCAGCTTTTTCATAGGCAGCTTGTATATTTTTTGTAGCTATTGATTGTATATTTAAAAATCTTTTATCAGTAGGAGATATTAGTTTTGCAATATCATCTGATTTAAATTTACCAAGCTTATCACCTTTTTGTATCATTTCATAAAAGGCTAACTTAGCTCTATTTCTGTCACCAGACATAACAGTTTTATTTGTATATGTAATTAAATTTTGATATAAATTAATATCACCAGTTTGTTTAGTAGTTGCTAATGTTACAGCACCTGGTCGTGATACTCCAAATATTTTTTGTGTTTGTCTTTTAACTGCTGACACAACACCTGTACCCTCATCTGCTAACTTATCTCTAGTTAAAGGTATAAAATAAGGATTCTTTCTTAATATTACTTTAGCTTCTTGTTCTGATAATAATCCTGATCTAACTTGATATGCCATAAGATCATCAGTAAATTTTTTGTAATCTGCAAGACCTTTAGCAAAATTTGATTTTCTAGCTTTTGATGTTTTATATTTTTTTGCATATTGCAATGGTGACATTTCAGCAAAATCAATAAATTCTTTTCTTACATTTTTATCCATAGGTAAAGACTTGTCTACCTTTTTACTACGCCTTGCTAGAGCAACTTGTCTTTTTGCAGATACATATTGTAAAAATTCATTAGCTTCATTATTATCATCAAACTGTTTTAATATTTGATGAAGTCCTTTACTTTGACCTTTAGTATAACTTGCTGATTTAACACCTGCTTTAGGTGGCATTAATACGCCAGTCATAATAAAGTTATGTGCTCTAGTGCTTGAAGCTGCTAATGTTCTTAATTGAAAGTATGGTTCAAGTATAGGATCAGATTTGTATTTACCTGACTTATATAATTTTTTTAGTGATGTGACATCACCACCTACACCTGTAATTTCTTTTTGTAAAACTTTTACAAAGTCCCATTGATCTACTAAATTAGTTCTAATAGCACTTCCAAATTTAAAATCTGTATTTAATCCAGTAGATTTGTTTGTATTATCTGGTGCATTCTTAGATGCGTTTTTTAAATTTTTAGTTGGTAAATCTGTGTTCTTTGCTAATCTTAAATTACGAATAGCATTACCTACATAACCACCACCAACACCAACAAAAAATCCTAGACCAGTTGCTGTTAATGCAATAGTTCCTGTTCTTACTGGATCTAATGTTTCTCTTAACCCTAATTCTTTTTCTACAGTTTGATTAGCAATATCTATAGTACCAAATCCAGCACCATCTACTAGTGCCATAGAACCAGAACCTTTTAATAAAGCTTCTCTTTTTGTTTTAGTTGCTAACTTTGCAAATTCTTCTGGGCTATTTAATATTTCTTTTGCTACTGTTTTTTTAGCAATGCCTTTTTTAACTTGCGATTTAACTACTTGTTGTGCACCTTTTGTTAATACTTGTTTTGCTACTTGACCACCAACACCTGCACCAATAATATTTATAGGATCTAATAAACCTACTCCTAGATTTTTAAAAAATCCTTTCATGCCTCTACCACCTTCTTCGTAAAAATTAGGTAGTTCATCCCAATATCTTGTAAGATATGCTAATCTAGATTTTTGATCTTCAGTAACATTATCACCTGTA